GCGATCCTGCGGGCGATCACTGTTGTTCGGGGCCGGGTGTTCGCGTACGCCGGCATCGCGCAGGTGGTTCTCCGCCGTCAGGTCCATGACCTTCTGGTGACGCTCGATGGCGGCGTCGATGCGCTCGATATCGGCGATGTTTGCGTCGTACTTGGCCTGGTTCTCCGGGGTCCAGGCGTTGCCGTCGCCGGTGCTGGTGTCCAGCAGATTGCGGGTGTCCTTTGCCAGCGCGTTGCGGCGCTCCCGCTCGGCCTGAATGCTGAAAGTCATCGGTCTGTTTCCTTTGGGCGAAAAAAAACCGCCTCACGGCGGCTGATGAACTGCGGGCGGGAGTCGCTTACGCAGGCACGCGCTCGAGCAGCGCGAGGCGCCGATCAAGCCCGGTACGGTGGGCGGCGATGGCAGCGTCGTCATCGCGCGCGGTGTTCTTGGGCTTGGCCAAGGCGGCCGGGGCGTTGTTGTAGGCCGACAGGTCCCAGCTGTTGGCCGCGGCCTTCTTGCCCACGACCTCGACGACCTTGTCGGCGAAGCCGTTTGCAACGGCCTCGTCTGCCGTGAACCAGGTTTCGGCATCCATCCACTGCACGACCTGCTCGGCGGTCTGTCCCGACCTGCGCGTGTAGTCCCCGGCCAGGCCCGTGTCGATCTTGCCCAGCAGCTCGCCAGTCTTCGCCATCTCAGCCTTGTTGCCGATGGCGATGGTCCACGCGTTGTGGATCATGAAGCCGGCACCCTGGGTGATCTCCACCTCATCGCATGCCATGCATACACCCGTGGCCGCCGATGCCGCCAGCCCATCAACGTGGGCGACCACCTTTGCCTTGTGCTGGGCAATCGCGGTCATCATCGAGCGAGCCGCGAACACGTCGCCGCCGGGGGAATCGATGCGCAGGTGGATGGTGTCGACGTCGAGCGCTGCCAGCTCCTGAACGAAGCGCGTTTCGTCGATATCGCCCCACCAGCCGCCGATCACGCCGTGCAGATAGATGGTGGCCACGCCATCGCTGGCCTCGGCACGCAGCGGCTTGGCGGCCGACGCGTTGTTACGTGCGAGCTGCAGAAGCTTCGGGATCGTCATCGTCATCAGTCCTGTCGGGGTCTTTCTTGCTATCGGTGGGTTTGGCCGGCGTGGTCGGCAAATACAGCGTGTCGCCGCCCGGGATCGACGGCAGGTTCTTGAGGCGCCGCACCTCGTTGACGTACATCCAGCCTTGGGCACCTGGTCCACCGAGCGCCTTGCTGAAGTACTCAGCCTGCGCCTTGGAGTCGCCAGCCATGAATCCGTCGACGTTGTGTTCAACGTAGAAACGTTCGGTCCGGAACAGCTTGCGGTTCAGCTCGTCCTTGATCCGCTTGAGATGGGCGCCAAGGGTGAACTTGACGAAGCCAATGCCCATCGACTCAATACCGGTGCCGAAGCTACTGGCTTTCGTCGTTTCCCCGATCATGTGCGGCGGCACGCCAAACGCCCGGGCGATATCGATCACCTGCCACTGCCGAGACTCCAGCAGCTGTTGGTCGACGGCAGACATGGTCAGTTCCTTGACGTCGAGACCCTCGGTCAGGATCAGCGGGATTCGGCGGTTGCCCTGGGTTCCGCCGTATTTCTTGACCCACGCGTCCCGGAAGCCCTCCTGCATCTCGGGCGTCATCTTGTTGGTGGCTGTAATTGCCACCTCCGGCTTCCCACCCTCGCTAAAGAACTTGCCGGCATGCTCGTCGCCCTGGATGGCGATTCCAATACCGTTTCGCGCACCCCACTGAATCACCGACATGGAGCTGACGCCGTTGAAGCCGAAGCCCGGGATATGGATGACGTCGTCCTGGTCTACCGTGAAGTAGCCGATGCTGTCGTGGAACGTGTACTGCAGCCGCGTGGGCTCGCGGGGGCTGGTCCGCTCCTGCTGCACAATGGTGACCCGGTCGCGAGGCCACGGGATTGCACCGGTAATCTTGCCGCCCCGATTCCGTACGGCGTATGCGATGCCGTCGCCGCGCAGCAGCATCTGGGCAATCAGGAACTCCCAAGCGGTAGAAGCTGCCCATGCTGGTCCGAACTGTTCGTTCAGGATCCACCAGTAGTCGTGCTTCGCGCGCTTTCGGCCCTCGTCCAACCGCTCAAAGACCGGCAGCGGCAGCTGCGCGATAGAGCCAGCGATCAGGCTGACGCAGCTGTAGACAGCAGACACCCGCATAGCCGTCTTGTCGGTTACGACAGCGCCCGAGGCGGTCGCCGGGTTGCCGAAGATCTCGAAAATCCCCCTGTCGGCTGACGATACGGTTTCACCCTCTGCCAGCGCGACGGCGGCCGGCGCCAGGGCGCGGACCGCACGATCAACGCCAACGACTACCGCCAAGCGGTCGCGTGCAATATTTGCGCTCATCAGTCCATCACCACGAAGCCCTGTTGGATTTGCCCGGTCTCTTGCGCCTGCATTGCGCGAGCCATGGCCATGATCAGCGCCACAGCGCCGTCGATCTTGTTGTCGTTGGATTCCTTGCGGGGATACACGTGTTCCTTCGCATCCATCCTTGCCACCACGTTGCCAATCATCCAGGTCATGGCGGCGTTGCCGTCGTGCCAGAGCTGGTGAGATAGGATCAGCGCTTCCACTTCCTTCATCGGTTCGGACAGGTTGCGGACCGACTGGGCCATTTCCACCACCGGCAGCCCTTCCTGGCCCAAGCGGGTCATGACGTACGTGGCCTGTGTCGGGTCGAACGCAATGTCTTGAATGTCGATCCCTCGGGCCGCCAGCTCCTTCAGCTCTTCTTCGATGAAGGCGTAATCGGTCATGTTCCCGGGCGTGGCCACCATCAAACCGTCCAGCACGTAGAGCTGGTAACGCTCGTTCTCATCAACCGCCGACTGCGGCACGTAGAAGCGCGGCACGACGTAGTAGCCGCCGTTCTTCTCGAACAGCATCACCACCGCGGCGACGTCCAGCTTTGAAGCCAGGTCGACGCCGACCCAGCACCGGCACCCTTCGAAGCCATCCAGATCAAAGACGCGCTTTTGCTTCTGCCACGCCAGCATGTTCATCCAAGCGAGCTTTGCGCCCACCCAGTCGTTCAGGTGCTTGGTGCGGAACGCGCTCTGTTTGCTGGCCGAGCGCTTCGCTTGCGCCAACTGCGCCAGCAGGAACTCTTCGAAGACCGACACCCCGTAGTTGGGGTTCGCCTTGCGCAGGCTGGCCGGATCATCCCACCGGTCGTCCTCGTCGATCCCGAAGATCATCCCGAAGATCGTGTCGTCCTGAACCTCGCCCTCAAGGATCCGGATGACGTCCCGGCGCTTCTCGAAGCACGGCCCGCCCAGGTTCGTGCCGGCGGTAGTGATGATCCCCAACAGCGGCTGTTCGCGGGCGCCCATGCCCGTCTGCATGGCGTCGACCATGTGGTCGTCGTCATGCTCGTGGTACTCATCCACCAGGGCCGCGTGGGGGCTGGAGCCGTCGCCGGGCTTGCCGATCATGGGCTCGAACTTCGACATGTCCTCCATGACGAACATCGAGCCGGGGTTCTTCGGGTTGCCAGACTGCTCGATGCCGAAGCGCGACCGCAGCGCGGGCATCTTCTGCACCATCTGCCATGCTGGCCGGTACACCTCGAACGCCTGTTTCTCGCTGGTGGCGCCTGAGTAGACCTCGGCGCCGGCCTCGCCGTCGGCGGCGAACAGGTACAAGCCCCGGGCCGCCAGGCGCAGCGACTTACCGTTCTTGCGCGGGATCTCTTCGTAGGACTCTCGAAAGCGGCGCATGCCGGTTTTCTTGCGGACCCAGCCGAACAGGTTGCACTCGATGAAGTGCTGCCACGGCTCATACACCAGCAGTTGCTTTTTGGCAGCCCACTTGCCCTTTGTGTGGGGCATCAGCTGCTGGAACTTGACCGCGCGATCAGCCTTGGCCGCGTCGTACTTGTAGGGCCAGTCCGGCCCGGTTCGTTTCAGGTCATCCAGGAAGCGCTGGCACGCAAGCACGATGTATCGGCCTGCCGGAATCTTCCCGGCCACCACGCTTCGTGCGTAGGCCTTGGCAGATTCGCTCGGCGTCATGCATCAGAACTCGTCGAATGGGTTGCCCTCCCGGGTCTTCTCGGTCCCAAGCTTCTGGCGATCCGCCGGCGTGAGGCCGAGCCGCGCCAGGCAGCCGATCAGGTGCGAGTACTTGGCCGCCTTGAACTCAGCGCGGTTGGCACGGAACTCCACGAGCAGTGATGCCGCTACCTCCAGCACGAAGCGGTCGGCGCTGGTCAGCACGCCAGGCAGGGAGCACTTTTCCAGCTCCTTCCAGACGGTGACCACGTCCTCGGGCAGATGGGCGGGCGGCTTGCCGAGCGCCTTGCCAGTGGTGGGCGCTTCCTTCTTGTAGCGCTGGGGGTCCTTTTTGGTGGCTCCCTTCAGCTCGGCCAGCTCCCTCGGTTGCTTGTGCCGGGCCACTTTGGTCGCTCCAACTGAAACTCAAATTCTGCGGACGCGAGAGGAAAGGAGGGGGCGCGTATCGGGCCGGGGTCGGCCTCAACTTTTGCCCTCCCCCTCCCCTTTCGTTCAGGTTTCTGTGGATAACTCTCGTCACCGCGGAACGGCGCGTAGGTGCCCTGCGGCATCGCCGCCCGACCGAATCCGCCGTTCTCCCGCGCCGTCTTCGCGCTGTGGCAGGGGTGGCACAGCGACTGCAGGTTGCTCGGCTCGTTGTTGGCGTCGTCGCCGTCGATGTGATCGACGTCGGTGGCGGCCGTGACCCGGCTCTTGAGGGCACACGCCCGGCAAAGCGGCTCTCGTGCCAGGTGCACAGCGCGCATCTTGCGCCACACGGTCGAGTTGGTCGGCAGTGCGCGGCGCATCTGCCTGCGCTTCACCTGGCGGGTGTCTTCTTCCTTGTAGGGCTTCCAGCCGGTGGGCCGGTGCTGTGCTGGCCTGGTAGGCATCAGTACTCGACCCCGTCCAGGTCGGTGCGCTTGGTCGCCGCCTCGCCGTCGGGATCCGCAACTGGCGCTCCCGCTTCCTCGCCGAGCAACAACACGACCGACTGCGTCAGCAGCCCAATGTGCTGGGTGAGCAATGCAATCTGTTCGCCCTGCGCCACGGCGGTTGCGTGCTGCTGCTCGGCCAGCGTGACCAACCGATCAATGCGTTCGTCCATCAGAATTCCTCGACGGCCCAGCCGCCTCCATCCTTCTTAGGCTTCGCGCGTACTGCCACGAAGCGGAGCGGATACTGGTCCGCTGCGATCTTGATCTTGGCCCTGGCGTCGTCCATCCAGAACCCCTTGACCTCGTGCATCTCCAACACGCCATCGCCGGCCAGCACCGCGAAGTCAGCGGTATAGAACGTGTTGTCGGCCAGTCGCAGCTTGATGCCTTCGAACCGGAACCACTGGACGTTGCCGGCGTGCTGAAGCCTCTGCAGCTCGGCCGCATATAACTGCTCGGTCTTGTTCATCTGGCCGCGCTTGAGCCGGCCCAACGCCAGCATCCCCTTGCCGCTGCGGCCCGGCGGCATCAGCGACGCCGGGCGGGTGCGCGGGCGCCTTTCCGCTTGGCTACGGCCAGAACCGGCTTGGGCGCCGACAGGCGCTGCTCAAGAGCGATCACCCGGGAGTCCAGCCCTCGGGTAACCGTGCCCGCCGCGCGGTCCACCTCGTCGATTCGCTCATTGAGGGAAGGCAGCACGTGGCCAGTGGTGGTTGCGATGCTGCTCTCCGCACGCACCACGCGCGCCTCAAGGTCGCGCAGGCGGACGGACAGCGGCGGCCACAGGGTCACGCCCAGCAGTTTGATGGTACGGGCCATGATGATCTCCAGTTTCAGGGGCGCTTAGCGCCGTTGATGGCCGTTTCAACGGCCTGATATCGGTCTACGGCTTCGTCGCGCTCGGACTGGGCAAGCTCGCAGGCTCGTACAATTCCCGCCGCACTGACCCGGCGTAGTCGGTCTTCTTCTGCAGCTGCTGCGGCAGCGGCGGCACCGTCGGCCAGGCGGCTGGTTTCGCAACTGGCCCAGTGGCTGCGCAGCCGCCCAAGCTCACCATCGCGGCCAGCAGCAGCGGCCACGATGCGCGTTTGATAGTCCGCATTGATCTGTTCCTGTCGGTCATCGGCGACGTCGGCCGCCCGCTGTACTTCGTTCACCTGGTCACGGTCGACCGACCGCGCTACCTGCTCACCGGTCAGGGCTTCGTGGGTCGCAGCATTCGCGGCCACAGTCCCGGCAAGTTCCGCCCGATCACCCCGCCACGACCAGCCCACTGCAAACGACACGGCGCAGCACGCCAGCCACGCGAACAGCAAGCCCGCAGTGAGGTAGGCCCGGCTCATTGGCCCAGCTCGGCAATGCACTTGGCGTGCCGCTCCCGCTGCCGATCCCACACGCCCCAACACACCTTGTTCGGCTGGCCATTAACCAACGTCGAACAGTCATACCCACCTGCCCGCTTCCACTGCAGCAGGGCATCGCACGCTGCGCGGTAGTTGCCCACGAGCAGCTGGCGGCGCATGGACGACCCCTGCCAGTTGGCGGTGCCGTATTGGTAGGTGAAGTCCAGATACAGGTCGTATTCGCCCTGCGTCAGGGACACACCAGGCAGGGAAGCCCGAAAGCGCTTCTCTTCGCCGGCGATGTGGGCCTGGGCGGTGTGAAGCGCCCGTGCCGGTGTCGTGCGGTCGCCGAGACGCACCGGTGTGCCGTCCGCGTGGAAGGTCGACCCGAACCCTACGGTCGGTCGATCATTCCTCGTCGGGATGACTGCCGTTTCCGTGTAGCCCTCGCGGGAAACGATGGC